TTTTCCTTTTGGACATAGTTTAGCCATTATATTTTCCCCATTTTAAATCCAGGATTAGAATAATATTTTGCGTAAGATTTATTTCCTACTTTAACGCCACCTAAATCCCCTGAAACATAGCTTCCATTATAATTCCTTTGAGCTTCTTTAACCATGGAACTTTCTCCAGAACCTTTAGAAAAAAATTTTCTACCTCTAAGAGCCTCTGTTCTTGCATCAGGCTTCTTGACCTTTTTCTTTTTCTTACCAGCCATTTGCTGAAGAAGTTTCTGGATATTTTTTTTAGACATTACTTATTAATCTTACCTGATTTTTTAGCTTTAGAACCAAACTTACCATAAGACTCATCTCTTGAATCTTTCAATTGCTTTTTAGTTCTTTTCTTTTTAATTCTCATTGCAATTGATTCATCTTTTCTATCTTTGTAACCTTGTTTCTTTTTCTTAACAGAACCACCTTTTTTATACATAGCTCCACCTCTCATACCCATGTCATCTTTGTAGTAACCAGATTCCATGTCTTTTCTAGCAGTAGACATTCCACCACCCATTTTACTTACTCTTCCACCTACTTTGTATCCTTTAGGTGTTACTTGTTTATTAAATCTATTGTTTGCCATTATTTTTTTCCTCCGTTTTTAAAGATTTGTGTTCCCTTTATTCCAAAAATACTTCCAACGACAAGGATCCAAAGGGTACTGAACCAAGTCGGCAGTGCCGCGAAATGTTCGAAGAAAGTTTTCACTTTATCGAGAGCGCCAGGATCCTCCGAGAAGACTCCCCACGCGAGCACGATTATTGGGGCAGACAATATTACGAGGACAAATTCGTCCTTATAATCGTTTTGACGTGCCTCTAACAATTTGCCTTGGTAAGCTTCCTCACCTCGAGCTTGTCGTTCTGCGTGCAACAGTTGAGCGTCAGACATCGCGACTTTTGCCTTCTGCTTGTTAGCATAAATTTTACTACCAGCAGAAACAGCTAATTTAATTGCTGATAACCACATGTTAGTACCAAGTTGCTGTTTTCTTTTTGTCTTTTAGCATTCTCTTAGTTCCTCTAACCTCTGTTTTGTCCCCAGTTGGTATGTAGTTTCTTGGCATACCATTTGCAGTCGTAACAGATCTCGGATCCAACTCAATATTTTGAGAAGGAATGCCTATTTCAGACGCTTTAAAAGATTCTTCTTTTTTAGCCATAGTTTTCTCCTTATTTTGTTTTAACTTATCTTACTTTTTTCTTTTTTACCATTTTTTTCTTAGGAATTACGCCTCTAGCCATTAAAATGTCTTTTTTTGTAACTTTTCCATCTCCAGAAACATCAGGAAACGATTTTTTCTTCTTAGTCATTTTTTTCTTCATCTATTTTCTCCTTCATATTTTTCTATTTCAACACTTGGCATCATTTTATCTACATTTGGAATAGATTTGCTCAAAATTGTTTTTTCAATTGATGTATCAGCTCTTAGTTTTGCTAATTCTTCGTTCTGTTCCAACTTATTTTCAGAGTTTTGTTGGTTCATCATAGCTCTCATACGATCAAGATTGATTCTTTCCTGACCTTCAACCTTTTTACGTTCATTATCAGCTGCTCTAAGATCTAATTCTCTTGCTCTTAACTTAGCAATTGGGTCATTACCAATACCAGATGTAATTTCTCTCTCTTCTTTTAAGAATTCTTCCATCATTTCAGCAATCAACACAGCTTTTCTAGCTTCAATACGTAAAGTTATCTGTCTAAGTTGCTCTGCAACTTGTGGATTGGCCTGAGCCATCGCTGCCATCTGTTGCATTTGCGGAATCTCATCTGCAAACTCTATTTCAATTTGTTCTTGTGCCATCAAACTTATGTGCTCCATAATATTTTTTTCCATAGCAGCCATAATCATTGGATTATTTTGTGCCATGTTAGTTGCCATAAAATTTAAATGCGAAGTCATATGCGCTCTGTGGTCTTGTCCTGGAAACGCATTAAATGGTTTACCAGATAAAGCCATAATATTTTCTAAAGCAGGGTCCATTGGAGCAGGTGGTTGAGGTTTAACTAAAACCTGATCAATATTTTTTACACCTAATGCTTCATACATATTTCTATACGCTGCATACATGTTGTGCATTTGCGGATTAGAGGTTGCCAGCTGCAACTCTGTTTGTGCGAGGGAAATACGCTGAGTCTGTGAAAAGATGTTGGGATCAGCAACTGGCAAAATATCTACCCGATCATCAAAATCAGTTTGTTTAACAAACCTTTGACCCCCAACTACGTCGTACGGATATTCCGGTGGTAGATATAACTTGAATACTCTTGCTAATAATTTGAATTCATTTTTTAGCGAAGAGTAAATTCTTTTGTGAATAGCTGACATAGTTCTAGAACCACGCTCAAGAAGAGCAACTGTTGTTCCAACTGCAGCTTGTTGATTACCATCACCAACTTGTAGATCAGCAATTGATGCAAATCTTTGACCAGCATTAACTACAATACCCATTAAGTTTAATAATGTAGCTGATGGTTCTTTAAATGGTAACATCATAAATGAATCTTTTAAATTTCCACCTGGTGCATCTACATCTCTAAATTCACCTGGTTGAATAGACTGTGCATCATCTCTAATTCTAATACCACGCATTTTAAATCCAGCAGGTAAATTAGATAAAGTACCTGCGTCCAATAACTGACGGAGTGCTGCAGTTGCAGTTCTGCTCAATCCGCCAATCATATGGATTAAACCAAAGCCATAAAAGCCTAGTCCTGGAAGAAACTTAAAGTGAGTAAAGTATGGTATTTTAGTTTTTTCTGGATCACCAATTTCATAGTTACGTCTAATAGCTAAAACATTTCTTGTTGCTTCATCAACTGTTACTATGTATGGAATTTTAATTCCTGAAGGTTCACCTGTTTCGTCAGCGTCTTCAAAACCTTCTATATCTAAATTAACATGACATTCTAAAAGAGTGTAGACATCATCGTCTTGTGTTTTTCTTTGACCTTCTAATTCTCTCTCTTTTTTCTCAACGTCATCTTCAACTTGTCTTGGAGATCCTAAGTCAATATCTAAATAGAAACCTGCAACTTGTTGTTTTCTTAATTCGTTCTTAGAAACTTTTACCCGATGGATGATTGCCTCTGCATCGTCTAATGAGGTAGCCGTGTAGGGTACAATCAAATCATCTGCCGGTACGAACTTTGATACTGCTTTTTTAGATAACTCATCATAATAAGTTTTCTTAAAAGCTGACCCTGCTAATGGAAGATAGAATAGCATTTGATCAAAGTCTGGCTCATAGTCTTTCATTTTTTCCATGAGCTCATAGTTCATAAAATCTTTAACACGATTTGCTTGTTTTGTTTTTTCTTCGTTAGGTGCACCAATCACTTGAGTTCTAACTGGTCCATCTGCTGGTAATAATTCTTTGTAAGCTAACGCTTGAAACTGAGTAACCGCTTCTGCAAGAACTGGGTGAGTTGCACCACTAGCTCCTTGGAAAGGTTCTGTTCTCATATCATATTTAAAACCTAAAAGATCTAAACCTTGAGTGTAAGAACGTTCCCATTCTTTTCTACCCATTTGGTAATCTTGATATTTTTGAGAAAGGTCTGCACCCATCTCATCTAAAACTTCGTCTGGTAAAAATTCTGCTAAGTTTGCATAATGCTCATCACCACCTTCTGGTGATGCAGCGTTTGGATCAAAATCTATTTCAACTGATCCATCTTCTTGTTCATTAACTTCGACAGGACCTGGAGCTTCACTAACTTCTTCTTGAGCTTCAACTACTGTTTCTTGTATATCTTCCTCACTAGGAAGTTCTATTGAGCCTCTTGGACTTTGAGTCAGAGACTTGTCTATTTTGTCTGCCATTTTTTATTTTCTCCAGTTTCACTGTTCTAACAGTATTATAGTTAATATTCAACCCCTGAGGCGTGGGTCCGGATTCAGGCGGCAGGAGCCAGGTCTTAGGGTATTTATTCATCGTATGTATATTTTCTCATATTTTCTAAATCATCTGTTTCAATGTATTCTTCTACATCTTTAAGCTTACCTTCCATATCAGGTTTTGCGCTTGCTTCATTATAAGTCACGCCTCCTGTTTCAGGATCTAAATCTATTTCCATTTGATTTTCTTTGTAAAGCATATCTCCATCTTGATCTACTTCTCTAATTGTTATTTTATTACCTTTTTCTGTAACTACATAATTATCTGCTTGATAGACATCAGCAAATTCATCTGCTCTGTTACCAGTAAAATATTTCATTCCTGTTGCTTCAGCTTTTGCTTTAACCTTAGCAATAAGGTCATATATAAAATCAGGCATACCATCAGCACCTCTTCTAAGCACTTCAGCTACTTTTGGTGCACTTGTTCCAATGTCAATAAATCTTCCAAGTAAAGGTATAGACGCAAGTCCACCCATAATCTTCATAAACTTTCTTTTCTTAGGATCTTCTGGTCCATCTGCAAAACCCATTCTACCACCGTAAGCAGCAGAGGCTCTTGACATTAATTCTTCTGTAGCTTTTTCTTCTTCTAGGAACTGTAATCTTTCTTCAGGGTCCATGGCTTCAATCATACGATTTTTCTTTTGCTCTTCATCGTAAAGTTTTTTAATTCCTTCAGCTCCAAGTAAAGTTAAACCAACAGGAGTCATAGCTCTAGGTATTCTTGTAGCCAAAGCGGTTCCTAGTTTTCCAAATTTGGATAAGCCTTGTAAACCAAAAACATTACTCATAATTCCTTTTGGCACTTGCCCTGCAACTCTTTTTATTTGATCAGTGAAAACAATTTCTGCACCAGCTTGACCTAGACTAGGGTCATCACTTGCTAATTCAGTTGCTGCTAATGTTAAACCAGTTAAAGGTGAGCCTACTGCTTTTATAGCTGTGCCTACACCTCTTGCAATTTGTGGAGCATACTTCATACCAAATAAAGTTCCTGCTCCGATAGCTTCTGCTGGTAAACCTGGTTCCTCTGTTTCTTTTTTAACAGGGCTTACATCAGACATTGTTCCAGTATCTAGTGCTGCATATTGATTTTCTATATCTGCAAATTCATCGTCTATTCCAACAAATAATTCGGGTCTAGATTTTTTAAGTTCTTTAAATGTATTTAAAAATCCTGGAACATTTAATTTTTTTAATTGACTAAGTGCTCTAAAACTTATTCCTGCATCTTTAAGTAAGTTAATAACTTTTGGGTTTTCTAAAAACTCTTGTGTTCTTTTATAAACCTCACCAAACTTTTTTTGTTGATCAGAATATATAGTTTTTAAATTAAAAGGTTCCGCACTATAATCTATAACTTTTTTACCACCAGAACTTACTTGTCCCATGTCCTCAGGTAAAAAACTTCTCAACTCATTCATAGTGTCTAAAAGTTTTCTATCTCCTGTTTCTTGAAATATTTTTGTTGCTTCACCTAATTTTCTATCTAATGTTCCCTTAAACATATTATTATTTAATACCCCTGGATAAGCTCTAACTCTAATAAGATCTTCTGGATTAGATCCTTTTCTAATTAATTGTAAAAAATTATATGGAATAACGTGATCAAGTTGTGCAATAAACTCTTCGCCAACCCCTGCTTTTTTTAATTCTTTTTGTAAATCACGAAACTTTTCCAATTTATCTGCAAGTGGTTTATATTTTTCTGCATCTTTTCCATACGCATCTATTAATAATTTTTCAAAAGTACGTCTGTAATAGTCTACGTCAAAATTATTTTTTACTTTATCTAAAACATTTTTTATTTGATCTGGATTATATTGATCAGATAAAAATCTTCCTGCTCCTGGTTGATTAGCATCTAATGCTCTATATATATTTTCATGAAGACTACCTACAGCTTTTCTAAGAGTTCCTTTATTATAACCAATTTCATCCATGACTTCTTTTTCTGAAATAGGTCCTTTTTTATTTAATAAATATTCAAATAATTCAGGTTGATTGTATTTTACTTTTTTTAAAGCTGTTTCCAAGGTCATTCCTGATCCTTGGCCTACTTTAGAGTCGTAGTTTTTAAAAAAATTAGTATTAACTACATTATCTAATTCGCTTGTTAATTTTTCTATACCTTCTTTTGTTGGCGCAGCAGTTAATCTTGGCGCTTTATTAAATTCTTCTCTTATAGATGGAGATGAAAAATTTAATTCTAAAAAAACTCTACCTGTTTTATCCGATGTGTTAGCCTTAAAGCTTATACCTTTATTATCTAATTTGTATTCTTTATTTAAATCATCAGCTATTTTTTGAATTTTAGGTAACTCTTTTTTGTCAGGATATTGATCTGCAAGCATTAAACTTTTAGCTTCTTTTAAATCTTTAGGTGCTTTAATGTTATTAGTGTTTAATTTTTTATCATCTAAAATAAGTCGTAATTGTTGTTTATCTGGTATTCGTATTCTACCATTAGTAGCTTCCATTAATTTTTCATTAATTACACGAGCGGTGTCATCAAGAAGAATTGTAGTACCTTTTGGTAAAGTAGATAAATAATCTGAAATAAATTTCTTTTTTATTAATTGAGCTAATTTACCTGTATTTTTTATTTCTGTTGGTAAGTTTGAAAGATCATCAGGTAAATCTTTCATATCAATTTTACCTGTTATAAAATTTAAATAATTTTCTGTTCCAAAAACATTTTTATATTTATCTACTTTACCAGATTCTTTTACTCTAGTGTAAAAAAGTTTTCCTTCATCATATAATTTTTTTTGTTCTGGAGTTAAAGAAGAAATATCTATTCCTTCACCTGCAGATTGTGAAGCTTTAATTCTTTTTTCATTTACTTGTTTTATTGAATAAGCAAATCCTTCTCTATTGTTTGGAAGTTCTTGACCTTTGATAATACCACCACCTATTGCAAAGTTATCTCTATCAGATACTGCAATCTGTTCTGTAACATTTTCACCTAACTCACCAAAGTAAGGCATTAACATTTCTGTGTGTTGTTCTTGTGTAATCTCTCCATCTTTAAGAGCTTCGTCCATATACATTTTTAAAATAGAAACTTTACTTCTAGGCATTAAAAATGGAGAAACTTCTTTTAAATTTTTTAGCTTGTCGATGAAAGGAGTTTTCTGTTCAGGTTTTTGTGGAGGTACCATTGTTCCATTCTGGAAACCAGGACGTCTCATGTACGCCATCATTTGTCTATAGTCGTTGAGTTTCAAGTTAAACTCCCAATATGTGAGGCAAGCCTCCTGATGCGTTTTTACTTCTTCTTATTACTTCGTCAAACTTACCTTGGAATTCTAAAGTGTCACCATACTCATCAAGTAATCTATCATAAGCTTCTGGATTTAATCTTCTGTTCTCTAACATTTTAATAATTCTACCTGCAGTGTCTTTATCCATAGCCATTAGTTGATCGGCAAAGTCTTCATCTAATTCTGGAAACTTAGCCATTAATTTTTCTTTACTTAATTTAAAACCTTCTGGTACAGGTGGCACATCTAAAATTTCTCTAGACTCTATAGTAATTGCATCTGGTTTATTTCTAGCTTCAAATTCTGAGATTAATTGTTGTGTAGTTTTTTCTGGCTGATCAACTTTGTCTGCAGTTGTAATTGCATCTTCACCAAATCTATTCATAATTTTACCAATAGCACCTTTTAAAGATTCTATTCCAGATATTGTTTTACCAACCTTTGGTACTTTTTTAAGTAATTTCTTAGGATCATCAGGACCATCAGCAAAACCCATACGTCCACCCATAGCTTTTTTAGTTCGAGGTACTACTTCCTCAAAAGATCTTTCATAAAAATCTACAGTGTCACTTATATCAATACCTTTGTCCTGAGCGTTTGATTTTATTTTTGCCATTGAAATCATAAAGTCATCAGACTTTGTTCCTGAATACATAACATCCATTAATACATCTTCATCGATACCTTGCTCTATTAAATCATCAAACATGTTAGATCTAATAACAGCACCCATATCAACATTTTCAAATACACCTGTGCCTACGTCTTCAATCAAGTCTGCAACAAACAATTTTTGTTTGTCAGTCTTAGCACCTAGTTTATCAATAAAGGGTTTGGCTTTATTTAATTTTTTTGCATTCTCTTCTAATGTAAATGCTGACATCTCTTCCTCAGTTACAAATGGTCTGTCTAGATCAGCAGCCTTTTGTTTTTGACTTGGTGATTCTTTTATCACATTACCTCTTTTATCCATACCTGGTGCAAAGCTTACTTCTTCTACATTATCAACAGTATCAAAATAACCTTTACCAAATTTTCTATCTATAAGGTCTTGAATAATCTCGTCTTTACTTTTGGTATAATTTTCAAGTTCATCAATAGGTTTCTTGGTGCCTGATGCCAGACTCCCTATGCCTTCTTCTCTAAAATCATCTAGTATAGAAATATTTTCTCCTCTAGCTTGAATCTTAGTCTTAGCCTCTTCCATAATCATTTGATCTTCGATTGGATTAGGCTCTCTTTTAGTTTGTGATGTAAAACCTTTTTTAAGGGCGTTGTAAGCTTCCTTTACCGTTTTGTAGATCTTACCTACTTTTGGAACTTTACCTATAATATCGTCAGCCATTAATAATACGTCCTCTGTTGCGGAGGCATAGTTTCCTCCTCATAATCTTCAGGGTGCCTGATCAAACCGCCCTGCCTAAATCTCATTACAGCTTGCGTCATGGAATCCACTAGATCATCATGGTCTCCGTAAGGAAAAGCTGCACATTC